GGCTCATTCTTCTCAATGTAGCTGCGGAGGGCGCGGCTGTCACCAGCAGGCATGTTAGAAACAAATGTGTTGATCTTGTTCTTGTCTGTGATGCCCTCAATTGAGATAATCTGGTGTGAGAGCTTGGTCGTCACCGGGTTCTCTGCAGCATCACCAAGGAGCTTCCGGCGGCGTTCTGTTAGCGTGTTAAGTTCTTCCTCATCGCGACCGGTCAAGAACTTGAAGATAACGCGCTTCTTGGAGACAGGGAGTGTGAACTCGAACTCATTGATACCGGATATCTTAGGCTCGATCTCAAGCGGACGCAGTGTAAGAGATGACAGATCAAATTGATTCTTCACGCGATTGACGCAAGAAGGGCAGACAACTTCAGCATCGTAGCTTGACCCGTATCCTGTTATTCTAATGGCAACAAGGATCGACTGCCGATCACCTGATAGCAGGTGCGACACATCGACGTCGTGATCAGTGATGCAAGATCGAAGAAGCTCTGTTACAGTTGTGCCTGCTTTGGAAAAGGCACGCGACAGCAAGATATCCTCTTCTTTGGCTGTCATCGCCTTGATGCTAATAGATTCTTTGCCGTGCAGCGTGTCATTCTTTGCATAGACAAGACCGCGTGATGGCAAGGGTGCAAGCTCATACGGAACTTCCCAACCGAATTCCTTCATTGGATCTTGACGCATGACACCTTCAACGGGTGATGATGTCTTCTGTGACGCCTGACTTGCTGTAAAAATATCGTTCTTACGTGCCAAAATAAAAGCTCCCACTTACAAATATAAGTGGGAGATCTTATTGTTAAATATCAAGAATCAGAACTGGAGTACACAGTTATCAAACTTCAGAGCCAAAGCAATCTTTAGAACTTCGTCTGATCCGTAGTCAACAGTGTTGTACGTCGCTGACTTGATGAAAGCACCCTTGAAGTCCCAGAGCTCTACAACAGTACCAACAGGATCAAGCATCTTAAGCTGGCAGTCACGCTTGTAGAAGTCAGCGTAACCAGCGCGGCCGCTCACCATCTCTTGATGTGTGCGGATCCACTCCATGACCTGCTGTGCACCGGAAGGTGCGATAGGATCGTGAAGCTCGATTGATAGATCACCGAAAGTGAACTTTCCTGCAAGATAGCGTGTGCTATTGATCCATGGGATCGTCTTCTCAGAGTTAGTAATTGTTGGACGATTTGCCTTTGTAACAAGGTAAGAGTCGATGCCCTCGAGAGCAAAGACCCAGCGATGCTGGCGCTTTGGCTCAAACTTGTTGGGAAGCATGTCGGTGACTGAGAGTGTCTCTGCCATTTTGGAATATCTCCTATCTTTATCTATCTATCAGGTGAGTGTCACACCTGCATTACTGAGCTCAAAGCTAAGTGCGATGAATTCAATGCTGCGGGTGGGTTGGATGAAGATCTTGCCGCGGATCGTGTTGTTGTTGATATCGGCCTGTGTTGTGGTCGTTGAGTCGATCACAACCTTGTAGCGATCAAGGCCGCCCTTCGCGCGGATCGATGCGAGAATAGGATTGACCAGGCTGTTGAAGCGCTCCAGCGTTGCTGCTGTATTAGGCTCGAAGATGATCTGATTGGACACGGCGCGAACTTGACGGCGGAGCGTGATGAGTAGACGACGGACGTTGACTCGATCAAGCGCGGATGCCTTTGCGAGCAGTGTCCGCTGTCCGTAGATTACCAACTTGCGGTCAGAGTTGGATGTGATGTCGAGGATGGGGTTGATGTGTGCGTCGTAGATCGAGTCAGCGAGCGTACCCTGCTTGATCTGTGTCGCTGCAGAACCAACCGTTGTGATGACACCGCGATTTGCACCTGCAGGAGCGAACCATGGGTATGACACCCGATCGTTATAGGCAAATGCACCCAGGACGCCGACGCTAGGCGGAACGCGAGTAGTTGATCCCTGGAGTGGGATATTGATGTCTGGGAAGTATGCTGCAGCAAAAGAGCTATTGAGACCGCGGTTGCTGAAAGCGTTGATTGTGTTTGCGATGCTCACTGTGGCGCCGTCATATGACCCTGTCAGCACAACATTGTAGCTGTCTCTCTCTTCGATGTCCATCAAGTAGAGTGTGTCGAAGCGGTTCTCGACTGCGCTGATTGCATAGTCAGTGATGACGCTGTTTCTAATACCGGGAATTGTCAAGAGTGTGATGTCAGCGTCGTCCTTGCTGCCCATGATATTGACTGCCTTACGGTAAGCAGCCACGGTAGGTCCTGCAGTGCCACCTTGCCCTGCTGTGTCATCAATCTCGCGCTTGACGGCGTCGTTATTGAGTGATACCTTGTCTGCATTGAAGATGTTGGTGCCGTCAAAACCGCCCTGTGCAATGAACAAGAAAGATACAAACTGCCTGTTACCTGTCTCTCGAAGGTCATCTACCTGGAATGCACGTGTCTTTGTTGCGCTATCAACGGTGATGCTACCATTTCTAACATACGTGGCATTTGCCCACTGTGTGCTATCAGCACGGTTGTTGACTGCTGACGATCCTGTTACAACTCGGATCCGCTCGAGTGAGAAGAAATTGTTGTTAAAGACGTCAACGTCGAGGACGTTGCCGTTTGTTGTTGCTGCGCCGGGATTGTTGTCAACAAAGAAGTTCATATTTGCAGGTGCAAATGATGGGAAGAACTTCGTGTGGCTGTCAATGTAGGACAGCTTGGCAGTTGTTGAGTTAAAGTCAGAGACGCTTGGCACATCTGTGAACTGGATGCCCCACGTCAGCGATGAATCAACGACACCGCCATTTGAGATGTTTCTACGGTATGGAATGGGTGGCTCAATGACGCGCTTGAGGACGTCTGTCTGACCAGCTGCAAAGCGAGCAACATCGGAAAGATTTGTGAGAAGTGAGCTGCCCGATGTGACTAAGTGTCCGTACCCTCTGTGACCAATAGGTAGCGCGGCAACTGGAACTTCACCTGCAAGGAACTGATCAGACATCTCAACGCGGATGTAAGGATTGACGACTGCGTAGTCACCATCAGAGACGATCTTCTGGGATGTAAGCCCCTTGTCGAAGTCGAAGTACGTGTTCTGATCACCGATGCGAAGTGCAATGTAGTTAGGTGAGTCGGGATCAAGCGTCAGTCCAGAGAAGTCGACGCCTGCGACTGGTGTGAGGTTGAACACCTGACCTACAGGATAGCTGTAGAGCACGAGATCAAACGTTCCGTAAGTGTCATTGTCTACACCTGGAACGATGTTCTGGATGTTGAACACAAAGCGCGTGTTATTGTAAGCACCGTCGCCAAGTGTGTGTATTCTGAAGAGATCGTACTTTGTTCCACCAAAATCTTGTGAGACAACAAACGGCGTCTTAGGATGTGTGAACCGCTCACTAAAGTTCTCGTAATTTGGTACCGTTGCAGAGCTTGCATCTCTTGCAAGACTTCCTGATGTGATGAATGCTGCGTCCTCAAGCCCCGTAAAGACGCGTGCTGATGCTGCATCAAGAATGCCTGAACCTGTTACAACTGCCAGCGAAGCAGGAATGTCATAGTAGGTATAGAGGAAGTGACCCTTCTCCTCGATCTTTGTCGGATCGCGATTGATGCTTGCATTAATCGAAAAGTGATTAGAATTTGCAGGATCAAATGATGCTGTAATAGAGTTCGCTGTTCCCGTGTAACCATTTAGCAGCATCACGAACGTGGAGTCACCGATGTTGACTGAGCCTGTAAGTGCACCATTTGGGCCGCCTGCCGTTGCTGCCGTTGCTGCAGGCGTATTAGATGTATTAAAATTACCTGATAATGTGAGTGTTACACCTGATGGTGCGAGGACGACGGCACGAAGTATAGGATGTGCTTTAGGGCTTGCCTGGATGCCCGCATCAGAGAAGATTGTGCTGCCTGCGCTCTCTGACATATAACAACCAAGAAAGTACGTGCGTCCTGGGACGCCACCATCGACTGCAGAGATATTTCTGCTAACTGCACCGTTGCTTTGAACCTGCTTGCTGCCTACAACAAAACCTGCATTTGTCACTTGACCAGATGAGGCGTTCCTCTTGAGACCGTCACCTGCGCCTAATGTGCGTAGGAATGTAACTGAGGCGGGTGAGGCTGCATTGGCAAAGTACTGCTGTCCTGCGAGTGCACCAAAATTTGAGTTTGTTGCTTCGCCGAAGACGCGATTAAAGTCGGACACAGATCCTACAACAACAGGAACGAATGCAGGCCCTGACTGAGCCGTGCCGATGATGCCTGCAGATGGCCCTGTTGGGGGTGTTGAAGTCACACCCGTTAGGTCAACTTCGCCGGAGTATACGCCTGGGATCATTTCGTTAAACCTCTCTTATTCCTAACTATCAATTACACAAAGCTTGCGCCGTTATCTGTCACAATGAAGTCGATCGAGATGAACTCCACAGCGCGTGCGGGTATGATGATGACCCGTCCGTTCAGACGATTTGCGATCACATCAGTCTGTGTGTTGTTGGTATCGTCAACTATAACACGGAAACCTTCAATGCCCTGCTGAGCTTGAACAAGTGCCAGAGCAGGATTGACCTGCGACACAAAAGCCGACCTTGTGGCGGCGTTGTTCTGCTCAAACAAGAATGTGCTAGCAATATTGCTGACAACGCGCTTCACTTCATTCACGAGGCGACGCACGTTGACGCGATCAAGCGCAGATTTTCCAACTTGCAGTGTCTTCTGTCCAAAGATGACGTAACCTGTTCCTGGGAATGACGTGATTGGGTTTATCCTATTATCATACAGGAAGTCACGATCTGCAGAGTTGAGACGTACTGCTGTTGTTGACACAAAGTTAAGGGCGCCGCGGTTGAAGCCTGCAGGTGCATACCAGGGATGTGATACGGCATCATTGTATCCTATAGCTGCCAGCGCTGCGACCGATGATGGCACCTTGATCTTCCGCGATGTGCCGCCCTGATCTTGCATAGAAATATCTGGGAAGTAGACGGCAACAAAGTTATTGTTCAACTTTCTTGATGTAAACTTGTTGCCTGTCTGCTGGACATCTGGATGCTCTGATCCACCATCGAACAATCTAGACCCGTTGTAATCGTATCCTGGAATGTCCATCAAGTAGAGAGCAAAGCCATAGTTCTGCACAAGAGTTGAGACGTAGTTGGTAACTGCTGTATCTCTTATGCCGGGAGCAGCAACCACGCTGACGTTTGATGCGTATCGATTTGTCAAGATCTCAGCGGCTGTTCTGTAAGCTGTCACAATGCTGTTGTTGACACCTGCGCCTGGCGTGTATGCTGAATTAAGGCCGATGTCGACCACAGCAACTGCCTTTCCACCTGTCTCTGATGACGTTGCTCGGTCATTCATCTTACCCATGTCAGGATCGAGGATGTTGAGGCCGTCAAAACCGCCTGTGAAGATGTTGGTAAACTTTGCGTAGTTTGTAAACTTGTTGAAGTAGATCGACGAAGTTACCGAGTAGAGCGATGCAAATGTTAACCTATTACCCTCAGATGTGGGTTGAACAGTGTAGTTTGTTGGATTAACTACGCCGTTACGTATGTAAGCTGTCTCGAGAATGTGCTGCTCTGTTGTGCCTGTGATGTCAGCAAGCGCATTGATAAGTGTGCGTCCGCTGAGTGAGTTGTTTAGTGCGACACGTGCCAGCGTGAACTTGTTGTTTGAGAATGCATCAGCTGATGATCCTGTAACCAAAACATCAAGCTTCTGGATGCCTAACAGCTTGCTGTAGGACGCGAGCAATGGGTTAAAAGTTGAGCTGTCATTGGAGCGAAGAATTGCATTAGAAACACTTGATGTTAAGGGAAGTGCTTCTGACTTAATGCCCCAGTAGTAAGATGCGTCTGCGATCTCAAGCGAGCCTGGCTTGCCAACATAGCCGCCTGCTGCATCTACAGCGTTAGTTGTTGTTTTGAAGCGAAGCGGCACAGGTGGAAGAATTGATCCAGTGTGTGCCTCAAGACCTGCTGTCCCAAAGACACCTGCGAGACGGCGGGCTGTGCTTGCTCCAAATCCGCTTAAACCCGCTGTATTGTCTGTAAGTGTGTCTGTTGTTTTAATGACTGGCAGACCTCTAAAGCCGAATGGAAGCGCATCAGCTGGAACTCGCTTTGTCTCGACGTCGGCGTGCATTACAACTCTTATGCGACTTGACACGCTTGATCTTGTGCCCGATGTATAAGCTTTACGCTCATCTGACGTAAGCGCATCGAAGCTGAAGGATGACTTCTGGTCACCAATGCGCTTTGCAACGTAATCATCGTCGTCAGGATTGAGCGTGCAGTTAGGATACTGCTCAAGAATGACAGGATTCTTGTCAGTGTCGTAGAAA